GCTACTTTGGAAGCATCTATGCAGATCAGGAGCTGTCTCACCGAGCAAGGACAGTCTATATGTACCTCAAGGATCGGTCTGACGCAGGGAATACCTGCTGGCCCAGCGTCCGCAGGATCGCGGAGGATCTGAAGCTGTCCCGCCGCACCGTGCAGCGGGCGTTGACAGATTTGGAACGTCACGGTTTCCTGGAGCGCACCCATCGCCGCCGTTCCAACGGCAGCCTGACCAGCAACCTGTACCGCGTCAAGTGAACAGCTTAAGAGCGCACCTCCCGCCAAGGGGGAGGTGCGCTCTTGAACTGTCATAAGGGTAGCGTCACCATGGCGCACCCGGAAGGACTCACTCTATCGGAGGTACTAAGACAGAGGAAAGAATGAGACAAGACTTCTTGTAGACGCAGAGTAAATGTGCTATACTCTAGCCTGTGTGTTTGTCTACAGGGAGGATAGTCATGTTCTATACCGACGAAGAAGTATCTGTAATTACTGGTCTGCTCAACGCCTACCTGGTGCGGGAACACGCCAGTGAAAAGGTCAGGGAATCGTATACCCGGATCAGCGAGGGACTTCAAAGCCGTGTGCTGACCAGGGACGATTACGTTTGGCTGGAGAATGCGCTGCTATTCCTCCGCCCATATTGGTGGAATGACCGCGAGGATGGACGGATGCTGATGGATGCCCTCTTACATACGCAGACACTGGCACGGAGAACGTAATAAAAATTGATGAAGGGTGTATCGCTCGATACACCCTTCATTTTTTATTCGGCAGTATTCCGTGTTTCACGTCCTTTGAGTATCTTGTCAGGGATCATAGATGCGCCGATAAGGTCTGCGGGATCGACTTCCAAAGCGTCCGCAATATCGAAGAACACATCCAGCGTGAAGTTGTGTGCCGTTCCGGGCGCTTCGATGACGCTCAGAAGTGAACGGCTGATACCAGCTTTCTCCGCCAGCTTTTCCTGCGACATTCCACGCAGCTTGCGGAGGGTGACGATGGCAATGCCGATTTGGATAAAGCGGTCATTGTTTTTGAACGAAACAGTTTTACTCATGCGGAATGTCCTTGCCTTTCGTGGTATGGGTAAATTATACTGTTTCTCCACGCCACTTTCTGTCTGAAATAGAAAGCGTTTGACACGAGATGGTGACAATAGTATAATCTAAAACAATCAAATGCTTTCCTAATAAGACAAAGATATATTGTTGCAGACAAGGTGAACGATGGAAATGGACAAACCGATACGCTGTGCGATTATCGGGCAGCATCCTATGCGCTTTCCGTGGGGCTTCGATGAAGAAGATGAGTCCTGCGGCAAAATGAAGATGGAACTTGCGCAGCAGATCATGGTGCTGCGCCAGAATGGTGTGTCGCAGTTCCTTGTGGCCTGTGACTGCGGTGTGGGACTGTACGCCGCTGAGATCGTCAACGGTCTGCGGGCAGCGACCGACCATGACCTGATGCTCATTTGCTACACGCCCCATGAGGAGCAGGCGACAAAATGGGTGCCCTATTTGCGGGAACGGTACTTCGATATGCTGACCGCCTGCACCTACCTGTCTGCTGTGTGCGAAGCTGGCGCACCGGGCGCGCAGCTCCAAGCCTACAAGAAGATCATCGACCTCGCCGATGTGGTGCTGTGCGTCTACGATACGGACATACCGGCCACAAGCAGTGCGGAGGATAGAGCGTTGGCCTACGCAGAGGGGCAGCACAAGTCGCTGGTGCTGCTGCATCCGACAGAACTGACCACAAAACAGATCTCCGCTGCCCATGACGCGAGATGACAAAGATCATGCCGTGTGCTATACTGTCGGCATCGAGCCAAGGAGGTGTCTGAGATGCCGTTCCAATACCATATCCGTGAAATGACGGTGGAAACAAGTGCAGAGGATTTCGTGACACGCTTTGTCCATGTAGAGAAGTTCCTGCCCTTCTGCCAGCAGTGCAGCAGCTACAATACCCGCTGGACGTGTCCGCCCTTTGACTTTGATCCCATGACCATCTGGCGGAGCTACACGGGACTGCGGCTGTATGCCCGCATCTTGCAGGCGGATACGCCGGAGCAGCCGCTGGACGAGGCGGTGGCGGCACTGAAGCAGGAAAAGCGTCTGTACCGGCAAGAGCTTCAGCGGTGGGAGCGGGAAACGCCGGGGAGCCAGATGCTGCTGGCGGGCACCTGCGACCAGTGCGAGACGTGCGAAAAGGTACAGGGACATCCCTGCGGCAGACCGGAGCTGCTGCGCTACTCCATCGAGGCGCTGGGCGGCGATGTGGAGGGCTGTTTGCAGCACTACTTCCACCTGCCCATGCTGTGGGGCAGGGATGGCAAAGCGCCGGACTACTTTTCGCTGGTGGGTGGTCTGCTCACTAAGTGACAACGAAAAATGACGGGTGTATCAGTCGATACACCCGTCATTTTTTCTCGCTCCCTGCAAATCAATCTTAAACACATTTGTTTATGAAATTTATCAGAGAGTATTTATATTATTTGAATTATCGGTAAAGCATACGCTATCCGATTTTTTGTTGCCATAGTGTTGCCACGCGATAAAGGCATTTCACTTAAATGTGCGTTGCATTGTATGGTCTGTATGGTTTATCTTTTTGAAGCAAAACCGCATCTTCATCATTTTCGGTAATATCTTTTATGTTGCGATAGATTAGCACTTTTTTACGGATTTTATAAGATTGTAGCGGCTTAATCGCTCCAGTCTGTTCGTTTATCACAGCAGGCATTAGATAGAATTCTTGAGTTTCTTCATATGCTTGTTTAAAAAGATTATAGCATTTGAAATTATCAGTAGGATTTGCTCGAATAAAACGAGAAACATTCATAATAAGCAATTCTTCTGCTGGAAATCCGTTCCTTTCAGCTCGTTTAATGGCTTCGTCGAGATTTGTGCCAATAACAATATAGTATCCCGCTGATTCCCCAGGAACATCGCCTTCCACTAAAGCTACTCGAATATCATCATTTTTGTCTTCGTTTCCAAGATCAGAAATCCAATCTCTAAATATTTTTATTGCATATTTTTCGTTAACAAAAGGCAAAAGTAGCGTCGGGAGATCTGTATATCCAAGTATAAAACCAGCACCACGCCAAACAGCTTTATCCCACGTTTCAACATCAATCAATGAAGTAAAGAAGAGATTTTTTCTTTCTTTAGCTGGTAATGGCCTTAACTTTCCAAGCGGTGGTTTCTCTTTTGTTGAAACACGCCTTAACCGCCAATACAATCTGTCAAAATCGGTTTTGCTTGAAATGTTGTAGTATGTACTGCCTTGAAGTGGTGTAGGAATATACTTTACATCATCTCCATTAAATACTGCAGGAATAAACTTCTTGTTTGTGGAATCGGCCATATACAGCATCTGATAGATAATATTTCCTTCCCATTTTACGCCAAGGCCCTTTCCGGATTGACCGCCACCATTTGTTTTTTGATAGTACCCCTGCGAACCAATAATAATTACATAGTCTGCTTTCTTTATGCTATTTTCCATCCATCGAGGCCATCCCTCTGGTGGTGCTTCTTCATACTGGTCTAGAATAGCGTCTATTCCTTCGCTTCTTAATCTATTTGAAAAATCAAGTACCTTATCCGAAAAGCTTAATGAGTCTTGAGAATAGCTGATAAATACTATCGGATTATCGTGCGATTCCATATTATTCACCGCCTTGTATGCTATAGCGATTTAACAATTTTGTAGTCAGGAGTATCATCTTTATGGTCAAACGCAATGTTTATATCTATTTGGGGGTACTTCAAAAAATCATCCCATGTGACAACGTAAATATATCCATTGTCAATATTGCTTTTCAAAATGGGGAATAGCTCATTCTTTTCATAGTAGTCGAACGATCCGTTTTGGTCTGGCAGAATAACAGCAAGAATAGCATTGCGATGGCTTGTACGGTTATTACGTGTTGTTTCTCTCACTGAAAAACTGATTTCCCATGGAATCCATTGGGATCGCTGCCACTTACCAGGTTCTTTCATATTGGGTGAAATTAGAACGATGGTAATGGTACTATCGTAAATTTTTTCCTTTAGATGCTCCCAAATATCATCCTCACTCCAAGATGAGATGTCTTGATCGCTATCTTCACCCTTATAGATATCATCGTCGGACAAGACCTTGTTTTTTATATAATCAACGTAGTCGCAAGGCCATGTGGGCTGTGTAACATCAGGTATCTTTTTTACATCGTTATCTTTATATTTGTATGAAACAAAAACTTTTCTTCCCATAGCGCCACCTTACTTACCTTTCTTCGAACCAATCAGCAAGCGGTGTAATGTATGAGCCATCGGTTTCCTCTCTCCATACATAATATCCACGAGCGATCAGTTTACCACTTTCATATGTATCTGTGCCATCTGAAAAAACAATATGCGGATATATATTCATGTATTCAGAGCCCTTATATGCATTGTTTTGTGAGCCATGAGGTTTTATAGGATAGAGCGCAATATGTTTCTTGAATTTTTGAGCGTCTCCATACCCCAACTCCCAGTTGCACCATTTTGACTCTATTGCTCCATTGGTAGCGAGAAGAATAAATTTATCACAACCTTTTATTCTTTCACGAATATTAAGAGCTGTTTGAGCCGAAGTTGTTTTAGGCATAGAAGGATCGCGGCTATCGATATAGACTTTAACGCCATACCGGTTCTCTAAAAATCCTAAAAGTCCTTTTAGGTCATCAAGGTCATCATGTTTATGAGAAATAAATACTGTTGTTTTCCTTGCACCATACTGAGAATGCTCTAGAATCGGAGACCTCGAATCATCGAGGCGTACCTGAGAATATGCAGATAAAGAACCTTGCTCGAATATTGATCTCATGCCTAAATATCCCCCCTCTTATATTGTATTTGTAATTTTTAAAACCAAGACTGAAGCGAGTATTAGTAGCATCAGCGGATAAAACAGATAGATGCTAGGAGACTTGATGCAATCCCAAGTCCGAGCTTTTGCACTGATAGTCTCTAGTGGATCATTAGTAAGTTTCATTGAAAAATCAATTTCATGTTTGTCCATACGTACTTGATCAAACAAGAAGCGAAATTTTCTTTCCAATTTCAAATAATAGACATCCAAAACAGCAAATGAGAGCACAGGCAAAAACGAAAGCGCCAAAACCCATACATTGGTGGATGAATAAGATATAGCCGAAATGCCAGCTACAATGGTTGCCGCAAAACCTTTAAAAATTGCAGAAATTGTAGACATCCTGCAAATTGGCTCTTGCAGCATTTGCAAATATTCTTTTTTCCCGTCTACCAAAAAAATCACCTCATTATTCTATAATGTCAAGAAGGCAACTAATCGTTGCTTCAAATTCCTGCTTAATTTCACATTCCCACAGCACAATGACTTTCCAGCCGTCAGCCTCAAGCGCTTGAATATGCTCCTGATCTCGTTGCTTTGTTCGCTCTATCTTGGGTTCCCAATATGCTTTATTGGATTGACTGGCGTGAGCATAATGACTGCCACAATCATGCCCATGCCAATAGCACCCATGAATGAAGATAGCAATTTTCTTTCTGGTGAATACAATATCCGGTTTTCCGGGCAGCGCCTTGTAATTCACACGGTAGCGGTATCCCATAGAAAATAGCTTGCGGCGCACCAAAAGTTCAATACTGGTATCTTTACTTTTGATGTGCGACATGATCTCACTACGGCGGGCAGAGGAAACAGAATCAGCCATTACACAGACAAATCCAACGGCAAATCGGAAATATCCTTCAGCCGCTTGCCCTGCACCAAGGTTTCCAGTGTTTCTATCGCATCCTCAGAGCCGACTTCCCTGACCGCACGAATCAACTCATAGAGTGCAAAGTGATATACGCAGTCAATATCACCGGTACCAAGCGCAAGAGATGCCAGACGGTTCGGCATAGGCTCTGCCGTCACAACGACGATGTGCGGCAAATGTCCCTTCCGATTGCGGATCAGATTCAAGGCCTCTGTCCGGCTGTTTTGTGCACGGTCGCTGCGCATCGTGTATTTTGCAGAAACACTGGCATGGAGAATAGGCTTTCCGCCGTTAGACTTCCGAATATCAGCCATCTTGCAGGTCACGCTATCGACAATACACTGGTTCGCATTGATCTCGTTGTCCCCATAAAGATCACGGTAAACAACAACATCGGGTGCAACAAGATAGTCATTTCCAAGTGCAGCAGCCAGCTGTGCATTTTGCGCGGTAAGCGCATTCAAGTAAGCAAGGTGCTCATACTGAGCAAAATCACTTGTTTTTAACTTGTTATTGTTGCCGAGCTGGAGAATTGTCCAGTTACCGGGACGAAGATTCTGCAGGTGGGGAAAGGTTTCACGCAGAAACTCCATCGTCAGCGTTTCAAATTGCTTTCCAAGAGTCTGCCCAGAAATTTTATCGACAGTGGAGACAGCATGGTGTTGCTCCTCCACTAGAATGTCAACAATCTTTCTGGAGATTGCTTTTGACCCCCGGCTGCTGGTATCTGCGTTTGAAGCGACACCAGCCGAGGTTAAGGTGAGCGTATTCGTCTCAAACAACCTTTTGTGAAACTGAAATCTTGCATTCGCTATCAATGCATCCATGCTCCAAACACTCCTTTATCTTTTCTCCCACGGCCATTGCAACCGGGGGAGGAAATGCATTGCCGATCATCCGACAGGCAACTGTTTTCTTACTTCCAAAAGTCCAGGTATCAGGGAATCCTTGAATCCGTGCCATCATCCGACTTGTGAGCCGGGGCACTCCATCAAAATCCGCAGCAGGCGGTTCATTTGCAATTCCTCGGCCATCTACACCTAGTTCGGCCCAAGCGCTTCGTGCTCTTGTTGGTCCAAGATCTGGCCCGCCGTGCTTTTTTGAACCACCAACAAGTGTTGGCGCAATTTTGTTTGCATTCTCGGCCCATTGCTTTGCACCTGACCAGCCGTTTTGCGCCATCAAATCATAAAGGCACTCACCAACAGTAACTACACTGTTTGGGTGTTCATCAGGATAAGAGAATTTTCCAATTTGATCTTTCCGAATTCCGACGATAACGACTCTTGGACGGAGCTGGGGGACACCATAATCCGAAGCGTTCAGCAATTTAATGTCTGCTGTATATCCCAGCTTTCGGATGGATGAGAGAATGTGCTCCCGGTAGTCAGCAAAACTCGGATCAAGAAAGCCTCTTACATTTTCGAGCATCACTGCACGAGGCTGAATCTCCTTTATCAAGCGAATTGCTTCAGGAAACAAATCACGTTCATCATCTTGGCCGAGTTGCTTTCCAGCCACGGAAAAAGGAGGACAGGGAACCCCTCCAGCCAGTAAATCAACACCTTTGTATGGATGCCCATCAAAGTGGTGAACATCATCACAAATTACGTTCCACTCAGGCCTATTCTGCTTTAAGACAGTACAGTAATCTTTCTCATATTCGACCAAAGCCACATGGATAAAACCAGCCATTGCAAGGCCTAGAGCTTGCCCGCCTGCACCGGCACAAATTTCTACGCAAGTTAATGGTTGCTGCATTTTCTTTTCACTCCTGTGTGATTCTAAAGGATTTTGCATTATTTCACTCATCAATGAATTCCATTATGTCTCCAACATCACACTTTAGCGTGAGACAAATCTTATGTAGGCTTTCCATAGAAACAAATTCATTTCTACCCATCTTTGCAAGCACGTTGAAGCTAATGCCAGATGCGTCTTTGAGCTCCGTGCGGTTCATCTTTTTATCAATCAGCAGCTTCCAAAGCTTGTCATAGGAAATAGGCATTTTGATTCTCCGTTCAAAATCGGTTTGGATATATTATATCATAGAACAAACGGATTTACAAGATAATCTCACTAAAACATGAGGACTATTTTTGACAAAAAGTAGGGGCAGGGAATTTTCCCTGCCCCTGTGCTTAGATGTAAATCAGTTCGCTATTCACAATTTCCATCGCCCTGTTTCGGATGTTATTCATCCTGCAGACCCACTCCATTTGGTTGTCTGCCTTGAGTTGCTCTGTGACACCTTCCGCCTCGGCCATCTGCTTTACCAGCCGAGAGAACATCACCGCTGCCTGCCTGTCAATGTCGGCAAGGTAGCTGTTCAATTTTCCGCTGGTGAGCAGGGTCGCATAGGTTGCCCGCCGATGCTCTTTCAGGTAACGCCAGTGGCGCTGTCCCCACACCCCGATGGGCTGCTGTTCTTCTTCGGGAAACTTCAGATCAGGGAGAAGATAATCTCCGACCTGCGTATAAGTACCGCCCATTTCCTCAAAAATCGTCTTTGCCATTGTCTGTTCCTACCTTTCATAACTTTTATTTCTGCGCCTTGTGCGCTGGGTTTGCTTTCGCTGCTGCTCCATATCTTTTGCCTTTGCAATCAGATTATCTCGGTCTGATGCACACCCTGTTTACCTTAGAGGATCGCTACGGCCTGACGGTGGAAACCGGCGAAAACGGCGTTTCCCTGCGTGTTGATCCCCGGAAGGGGAAGGACGCCGCTGAGCTTTCCGAAATGCTTGTTGCTTGGGCGCAGCAAGCGGAAAAGTATCGTAGCGGAGAAATCAACCGGGAGGACTACGACAAGTGGCGTTATAACTACCCGAAATATGACGAAGCCTCCGGCTATGTGAAAGTCCCGTCCCAGCAGCTCAGCGATGCGCTGGTGGAGGCGTTCAAGGACCGGCTGAAGGCTGATTAAAAAACAACAGAAAAAAAGCGCTATCTGACTTGGCTTCAAATCAGATAGCGCTTTTTGTTATCGCAATAATTCAAATAATGTTGCCATTTTGTTGCCACAGCGGGCACTCATGGCGAAAAAGCCTTGGTATGACTGGGCTTTTTCCGGGATGCAATCATTCCCACTCTTTCGTGGTGGTTTATCTTGAGGTGATACGTGGCTATTTTTCGCCCCGTGTTTGTGCTTTAATTATTTATATTATCCTCATTGGGATTGACTGTCGGTTTTCTTGTTACGCTTTTGTTACGCTCACCCTCTGGGTCGATTCCTTTGCTCTGTAGGAAAGCGACGGCGGCTTCGTTGTAGAAATCCGACCGGCTGTAAGCGGTACCGCTGGTCTGCGCGTAGTCCGCTACGTAGTCGTCGATGGTCTCAAGCATTCCGATGGGGATGTGAAGTGTTACGGGAACGCGGCGCGTTCCGTTCTTCATCGGTCGTCCGTATGCCATGCGGTGTGTCCTCCTTTGCTTTTTCGCCGTTGGTTTATATTATAGCACGACGGCGGTGTTTTTACAATGGCTTTCTTGAATAACGAGTGTTTCACGTGAAAATCTCGCTTTTCGGGTTACCAGTGCTGGTGGCGCAGTCTTCTGCGAAGCTGGAGGATTGTTCCTTCAACGCTGCATTCGAAGTACGCCTTCTGGTCGTCGCCGAGGGCTTCTTTCAGCGCACCCTCGTTCGGGAGTTGCGTCGGCGGAATTGTCCCGCACTTGCTGTAAATCAGAACCGGCGCGTCCGGCGGGAAGAGCGGACGCTGCACCTTTACCTTATAAAGTTTCTGTTTCATCTTTGAGTTCCTCCTTCATTCTCTTTTTGACGCAGGTGTCTGTTCCACTGCATCGTTTCTTCGTGCATTTGCCGCATACTTCGTATTCGCGGGCTTGCTTTTCTGTTCGCTTGTTTGCCCGACCTTTCGGGTGTGGCTTGTCACCGGTGGGCGGTCGTGTTCGGGCTATGCCGTTTTCATCAAAGAGGCGGTTCTTCATCGTGCGCCTCCTTTGCGTTCCTCAAGTCTGACCTCGATGTCTTCCGGTTTGATGCCGTTCTCTGCCGCGAGCAGTTCCTTTGTGTTCTGAAGCTCTCCGGCGAAGGCTCCGAGGAGGGTGTACCCTCCGAGGTCTCGACCGTCTGGGTGGTAGAATTTTATCCAGATCATTCCGTCGCCTCCTTTGTCGTACATCGGGATGGGTCGGCGTATGTTACGCTGCGTCCGCATCGGTCGAGAAGCTGGATGAATGGCGAGCGTTTCCCGTTCGCATCGTATTGGTATCCAGCCTCGGTGATTCTGGTGTATTCAATCCCGTTATGCGTGACGGGCGTACAGCGTTCGGCGGCTTCTGTTGCCTCTTTCAGCGTCATGCGACATCCTCCTTTCGTGCGGCTCTATGAGATATTCTCTGCCGGTGTCCTCGTCGCGGATGGCGACGGTGAAGTTCTGATCTCCGAGTTTGTTGTTGATCTCTGCGGCAAGTTCGAGAATGTTCCTTGGTATGCTTGTGCCGCAGGTGGTGAGTGTCATGCTTTTCATGGCGATTCCTCCTTATGAATTTACCGCTTTGCGGTCTGTGGCGATTGGTATACATTCCTCCGGCAGATTCGCTCTGACAAGGGCGGCGGGTACCTGCGGTGTGACCGCGTTTCCGCACCGCGCGACCTGCTTTGATTTCACGTATGGGTGTCCGTCTGCATCGTGGTCGATGATGTAGTCGCTGGGGAAACCTTGCGCGTTGAAAAGTTCGCGCGGCTGAAGCATTCGCATTTTTATGTCCGTGATTATGTATTCCTCGCCGTGAATGGTTACCAGCGCGAAGCGATCCTTTGTCGTCACCGTATCAAGCGGTTCATTGACCGATTTTGCCGCGCCTGTGGAGAAGTATTTCACGAGGAATGCTTGAACCTCTGCGTGGTGCGCTCCGCTGCAGGAGATGGTTGTCAGAGGCTCGTCGATGGGCTGACCGTCCATGTTGTTCCGCATCGTCATGATGTGGGCGGTAACGAGGGAGTTGTGGTCTTTGGCTGTGACCGTGTCAAGCGGGGCATCCGCTGCGCTTCCTGCGCCGTTGTATCCTCCGCCGTAGTTCTTCATGATGTGCGCCACCGAGAGGGCATATCTATTCGAGGTGTCCTGCGTCATGAGTGGCTCTGTCAGCTCTTGCCCGCGCACTTCATCTTTGGCGGTCTCACTATGGTACTGGATCAGCGTCGGGGCGACGAGGTAGTGCTTTCCGCTTGTTACGACCGTTCCGAGAGGTTCGTCGACCTTGTTCACTCTTGGTGCCTGCCCTTCGCGTTCTCCGTATCCGATGGGGACGATGGAAGGGGCTACGAGATAGTTGCGGTTTCCTGTTGTGACGGTAGGGAGGGGTGTCTCGACGCTCGCGCCGACGTTGTTTGTGTTGTTGCACATGATCATCGGCGTGACCACGCCGTATCCGTTCTTTGCCGTAATAGTTCCGAGCGGCTCATCCGTACTCTGTCCTCTGAAGCCTTCGCCAGAATGGTTGACGGTCACGATGAACGGTTCAGGGTTGTCAATTACGAATTTCTGAATACCTCGCGCGATCCTCCTCATCGTGTTTTCTGCCAGCGGCTTTTTGCGCTCGAAGATGCTTTGTGCGGGTATCGACCAGTCGATACACTCGGCGGCGGTGTGGTACGGTAGTTTAAGTCCCTGCTTGACTGCTTCGCTGTCTTTTGGGGCGTGTGTGGGTTCTGCCCAGACAATGGGGCGACCGTCACAACGGGCAATGAGATAGAAGCGTGTCCTTGTCGTCGGTGCGCCGTAATCGCAGGATTTCAGCGTTCGGTGCTGCACCTTGTATCCCAGCCCCTTTTGTAGTTTCTGCGCCATTTCCGATGTCGGTTCGATTGAGAGCGCATCGCACATCTCTTGGTATGCCGGGTGCCATGCGGGAATGCCGCCAGTCAAGGCGAGAATAAAGCCCATGAAAGTCTCACCGGCGCGTTCCTTTATAGGCTTGCCGTCCTTTCCGAGCGGACCCCACGTTTGGATTTCGGGGACGTTCTCAAGCATGACGACCTTCGGGCGCACCGTGTATGCCCACTTGATGGCGACCCATGCCAGTCCTCTGATGTTCTTGTCTACCGGCTTCCCGCCTTTTGCGCGGGAAAAATGCTTGCAGTCTGGCGAAAACCACGCCAGCGCGACGGGGTTCCCGGCGCAGGCTTCGACAGGGTCCACCTGCCAGACGTCCTCACAGTAATGCTTTGATGCGGGGTGATTTGCCTTGTGCATCGCTATGGCATCTGGGTCGTGGTTGATTGCAATGTCTACGCTGCGCCCGATTGCCATTTCGATGCCGGTCGAAGCTCCGCCGCCTCCGGCGAAATTGTCAACGAATAGTTCTTTCAAGATGATTCCTCCTTATTTTTGAATAAGCGAACGCAGGAGAGCGTTTTCTTGTTCGAGTTCCTGCAGCCGCTTTTTGAGTTGCGCTTTTTCTCCGCTTCTGCTGACCCATTCCTCTATACTTTTTACGATGGGCGATGTTCCGTCAGCGTCTGGGGCATAAAGCCAGTATCCAGTGTTCTTCGGGTTGATGCCGACTTGCTTTGCGATAAGGTCTATAACCTCTTTCGCGCCCTCGTACCTTTTGAAGAAGAGATCATTCGAGCGGTCTTTCATTCGGCAAAAAGTAACGAGCGTTTCCTTCGGGAAAGTGTCGTATCTGTGAGGGTCTTTTCTTTGTGCCATTGTTCCTTCGTAGCGGTCGAGAAGGTCAATCTCGCGTTCGTCTACGATATAGCGTTTGTGTTCCATTGTGCTTCCTTTCTCGCCTGCCATCTTCAGCGCAGGGAGGCGGTCTCCTGCGGACGCCCTTGCGGGCGTTTCGGCTCACTTGATATAAATTGTGATCTGGTTCTTGCAGATTGTGATGCCGGATATTTTGCGGTCGGCTTCAATTCCGCAATGCGCCGCGTAGTGCCATAGGCTCTTGTCAACCGCGACTGTGTCGCTGATTCCGCACTTGATTTCGACAGGGATGTCGTCGCTGGCGTGGTTTATTTTTTTCACGAAGTCGATTACTTTCATTTCTGCTCCTCCTTCGGAACCTTTGTGATGTAGTCCGCGTCGATTTCCTCGTCGCGCCAGTAGATGAATTGGTTTCCTTTGACTGTGGTGAAGACTTCGCAGCGTCTGAACATTTCGTTCTGGCGTTCTTCGTCCTTGTAGTCCTCGTAGCTGCGCTTCTGCGCCACAAAAAGGGGATTGCATCCGTCGTCGATACGGTAGCCTTCCTCGCCGGTGGCGATGTTTCTGACCTTTACGACGTGGTATCCGTCTTTGGCTTTGATTGTGTCTCTCATTGTTCAGTCCTCCTTAAAAATCACAAATGATATAACCGCCGACCGTCATGTAGCTGACTTCCTCGTTCGGGTCTGCCTGCTTGGCTTCGATTGCCTCTCTGATCTGTCCTTCGGAGAGGTGCTGATGCACTTCGTCCATCGTCATTTCTCTGGGTGTTCCGCCGATGCGGTCTGCAAAGTAGAATTTCATTCTGTATCCTTCTTTCTGAAAATCGGATGCTTGCAAGGTTGCCGTTCGTACCGCCGTCTGTGCCTCGTCGCGTTCCCCAGCCGTTGGCTGCTCCCCGCCGGTCTCTGCTTGCCGCTTCCTGTTTTATCCTTGCAGGCTATCTCAATTTCCGAGATACATTATAAACCACCGTCGGTTTATTGTCAAGAGAAAAGCCCCAGAAATACCACACAAAGATTCGCGGGTACTTCTGGGGCATTTTCAAGCACAATACACAAGGGGAGAGGGTTGCAGGGACAGCGTTATGGAGGGTCGCTGTTCCCCCTTAGACCCCCTCCCCTCCGCCATTATATCACGGGTCTGATTTTTTGTCAAGACTTTTTTCTCAATTTCCGAGAGTTTTATTCCGCAATAATTTCACCGACGGTGAGGACGCCGTCTTTCTGGGTCTTGACCTGCGCCTCGATCTGTGTGGTCAGCCAGTCGTTAAGGCTACCGTAAACCGTAGCGATGAAGGTCTTCGCTTCCTCACTCATGATCTTGACGGCTGTCTCGTAGGACTTCTGGAAGGCTTCCTTCTGGTTATCAATAGTGAAGGTGCCGCTTTTCTTCAGCGCGTCCACGTAGGTCTGATTGGTGCTGGTGACCGCCTTGCAGACTGCATCGAAGGCTTGCGAGAGGAGAGCTTTTGCCGTCTCGTTCTCAGTGATCTTGACAGTTGCGTCCTTCTTGGTCTTGAGGAATTTGCAGAGGTAAACCGTGATAACGGGTACCGCTGCGGCGATTACTGCCTGAAGCAGCGACATAAGCATTTCTTTCATGGTGTTTGTCCTTTCTTATTTGTGACCGTTGTCGGTCTGATTTTTGTGTGTTTTTGGGTCGATTTCACATCCTGTCCCGCTGTACGGGCAGTCTTCGCAGTCTTCCGGCTTGCATGGGCATTTGCCGTCCCAGTTACAAAGGGCGACTATCCAGATCGCGGGGACTGCGAAAACTGCAACGAGTAGCAAAGCGTCCAGAATGACTTTTACCGCCGTCATGGTTAGAGCAGCTTGTTGACGCGGCTCTGAACGGCGGCGTAGTCATAGCCCGCTGCCGTGAGGCGGTTCTTTCTGTCTGCTCCGTTACCCCATTTTCCGTCGATTACCTCGCGGGCGATTTCGTCGACGGACTTCTTTGGGGCGGCTGTTCCGGGGATACGGATTTTCTGCCCGACGCTGATGATGTTCGGGTTTGCGATTCCGTTGTACTGCGCCAGCACCTGGTATGTGGTGCCGTACTTCGCGGCAATGCCGGAGAGCGTATCGCCTCTAACTACCGTATAGACGGTCTCGGAGGTGCCGCTGGTGGACGGCTTCGGCTGCGCCGGTGTGCTGGCAGTCTCGGTCTTGATGTCCGCTGCATCCACCCAGCCGTAAACCGTAGAGCCGCCGCCGCTGACCGCGACGAGGTGGTACGGGTGCTTGCCCTTGTATGTAGCAGTCACCTTCGCCTTGCCCGGTTTGCAGGCGGGTCCGATGGCGGCATTGGCATTGGCATAGTGCTTCGTGCCGGTAAACTCGACGATGTCGCCGACCTTGAAGTTGCCGGTGGTGTTGGTCGGCTGTGAAGGCTCGGATGGCTTCACGGTGGTCGTGCCGCCGTTCACGCTCTCGTATTTGCCGGTGTAGGAGATGTACGGCAGCTTGCCGTGCTTCGTCCAGTTGCGCGTATTGTAGCCGCTCTTGGAGCAGTTGCAGGCGGTAATCTGGACTTTATTCGCCCACTTCGGTGTGCATTCAACGGCAAGCCCGCCGCCGACGTAGATGCCGATGTGTCCCTGCATCCAGACGACCTCGCCGACCTCAATGCGCGAGAAGTCGGTGCTGATGTCTTTGCACTTGGTGATCATCGTGTCTGCGCCGATGTCCGGCACTCCGTTGATTGCGTAGCCTGCGCCGCCGTAGGTCTTGGAAGTGTCGCCGCACCAGCCCCAGAGCAGTCCTTTGATGAGGCAGACGCAGTCAAAGCCGAAGGTGTCCGCGCTGGCGGCGTTGATCATCTTCGTGCGGGTTGCGTCCTTGTTGTAGGAGTGGTTTTTGGTGTATCTGATCTTGTTTGCGGCGTTCATGGGTGCGCCGAAGCAGCCCATGACGTAGAGGGTCTTGTAGTTCTTGGCGACGTTGATCGCCTTTTCGGCGAGCTGTGCGCCAGTGGTGATTTTTGTTGACATAGAGGTTTCCTCCTTTTTTGTTGTGGCGTACTTGTCATAGTACTTCTGCCCGTAGGAAGCGCGGGCGGCTTGGACGGATTCACCTTGATTCGCCGGTCGCTCATACTGCAGGAGTACGGCTGTCGAAGCCTCGCGGACGCTTTTGGCGTTGCGGAGGGTCTTCATCAGCGCGGAGTATCCCTGCAGCTCCTGCCATAAAAAGCAGAGCTGCGCTTCGAGGTCTCCGATGCTCTTGCCTGCCTTCTTGACGTAGTTCAGAAGGTTCTGCTTGCGTGACCAGTATGTCCACTGTGCCAGACCGTAGCCTGCGCTGTCCTTGATGAAATTGCTATAGCTGCCATTGTCAACGGCGGCGGTGTACTCGGCATCGGTCATGCCGAGCGATCTTTCGTAGCTGTTCTGCAGATTGTTTGGCTGCAGACCGCTTTCGGCGTAAAGGTTACCCATAAGCCCCGCGACCGCGAAGCTGTTCAGACCTTTATAAGTGAGGAAGTTCCATATTCTCTCCTCGTTCGTTGTTCCTTTCAGCATTTTGTACCTCCTGTCGGTTTTGCTGTTCCGTCAATGCGTCTTCGCGCTCCTCGGCGTGTGTTCGGTCTTCGACCTCCCACTTCCTCTCTTTGTTGCGCTCCTTCGCCGTCTTGATCCACGCCATCGCCCCGCACTCGCCGCCGAGGGCGGCAAATACGCAAGTTACCAGCGTGTCGGGTATCATTCCTGTCTCTTTGAAGAGCTGGATCATCGTAATGGTGAAAACCAGAAGGGCAGTCGCCACGACGACGAGGATGATATCCATCGTTCGGATGTGCTTTGGCTCTTTTTTCATAGTCACGTCACCTCCTTCTTTTCGAGGTCTTCGATTCGGTGGTTGGCGACTTTGATCTGCTCTTTCGCCAGCGTGATTGCTTCTTCGAGTTGGTAGGTGCGCTCGACGAGGTGGTTGTGCTTGTCAACCTTCTTTTCGAGCTGCTCGATGCGGTACGCCTGCAATGCGTCCCGTTTTTCCAGTTCGGTGAGCAGTTTCTTGTGGTTCGCGTTGTTGTTGATGATGCAGACCGTAATTGCGGATGCTGCGCTAATCAGCGCGGCTATGATCGTCACTTCCATTACCGTCCTCCTTTCTGCAGGCGGTATTGTGGATAGGACGGAGCCTGATCTCCGGAAGATCAAGCTCCGCGTCAACGGTTCCACGCAGGTCTGCATAATGTCGTTTGGCTTCTTCGTCGATGGTTTTGCAGTTCTCGATGAAGAACGCCTGCTCGCGGATTATGTCCGCTTGGGCTGCCGTGACCGCGCAGAGGTGGTCGATGAGTTCGAGTGTGTTCATTGCCTCTTGCGCTCCTTCCATTTTGGTTACTCTGCTGCCAGTTCACTCAGACCGCTTTCTTCGAGAATTTCTCGAACCTGGTCTTTGAGCAGCTTCGGCACCTGCGCGAAGGTTTTCTTGCCGAGGATGATTTTCTGCGCCCATAACATAGCCATCATTGTTTGCACCTCCTTTCCGTATAAAATTCGGAATATTAACCGTCTAAGCATCGTAGACGACCTCCGACATCTCCAGCAGGCAGCCTTCGAGAAATTCGAGCCGTTCTGCCTGCTCCTGCAGGGTGTTTGCCTGCTCGGTTATAATCCTCCGCATCTCGGCGGTGGACATTACCGTTTCACCGGAACCGCCGCCGGTGTCGTCGCCCTCGTCGGGTTCGGTCGGCTGTGGTTCCTCCGGCTCTGGCTCGGTGACGGTCTGACCGTCGTCGAGCTGTTCTCTGATCGCGGAGTATTCTTCCTCCGTGATTTCGATTGCTTCCACCGTTTCGTATGTCCCTGCGGCTTCCGGCGCAGGGTGTAGCCACGGTGTGCGCCAGACCTTTGCTTGGTCTGACGACTGGATGAATTGCGCCTCGGCGGCATCGCACCCGATGAGAATTCCGTGTTTTTCCTGCCACTTCAAAAAGATGAAGTTTGCGTCGATTACGTTGCCGTTGGCGACTACCTTGTAGTAGTTCATGCGATCATTCCTCCTGTCTTATATTGGTGAAATAGCCTATTGTAAAGGTTGAGCATTCGCTTGCGCTGGCGGTAGGTCTTGGCGATTTTCGCCACCGTTCCGTACCATGACATGAACGAGATGAAAACGTCTTGAAGGCTCATTAGCCCTTCATCTACCTTCTTGCGGAATTTCTTCAGCTTTCGGCGCATTCGGACGATGCTGGACTTGGCTATCTGTCTGATGATCCTGCCGGTCTCGGTCACGGTGTAGCGTACCTTGAGGAAGGTGAAGCCGCGCCGCGCTCTGACGATGTGGGTCTTCTTTTTATTCAGCTTCAATCCGAGGCGGTCGCAGATGTCGGCGATAACCGTATAAAGCTGCCGGAGCTGCTCCTTCGTGCCGGTTGCGTTGCCGTCGTCCATATACCGCTGGTAGTGCTTCGTTCGGTAGATGTCCTTGATTGTGTGGTCGAGGTCGTTCGGGACGACCAGAGCCATGTCCTGTGATATTTGACTGCCGAGCGTCGCGCCGGTGGCTTTATCGTGCTTCAGTTCCTCATATCTTCGGCTGCGCTCCTCTGCGTCCGTGATGAGCGAGATGTCCTGCGCTTGGTACATTTTGATGAAGTACATCGTCAAGCGTTCGAGCATTTCGTCCTGTCCTGCCTTGCGGAGTTTCTCTCTGCAGAGGCTGTGCCGGATACTGTCGAAGTAGCCGGAGAAGTCATAAACTAAAACATAGAAGTCGGGTCCGCTTTCGGCAATCTGCCGCCGCAGGTGGTGGTTCATTCTGCGCCGTGCGAATTCTACGCCCTTGTCTTTGGTGCTGGCGGGATTATCGTATATGAGGGACGGCTGTGTGAGCGGTGTGATGCTGCTGTCGCAGACCGCGCCTTGTATCACTCGGCTGTCAATCATGATTGCGTGGCAGTCCCGTCGCTTGCCGCGTTCGTGAATAACGAGGTGCTTTATGGATTGGTTGACGTTCATCCTGCCTTCGAGCAGCGCGTCCTTCGCTCGCTTGTTCTTCACGATGGCGTGTGCTATGTAGGACTGAACACTTCCTTTCCACTCTGTCTCTTTCCTGCGCTTCTGAAGGGAACGCAGGAGGTTTTGGTTTGTGATAACGCTCCGAAAATCTCCGCATTCGGCGAGCAGCGGCTTTCGCTTTTCTGCCTTGCGGGCTTTGCTTCGAGCGATCCTTGCTTGGATTCTTTCTTGATTGGTCATAATGATGAAGTCTCGACTGCACCTGTCTCGGCTGGTTATTGTCGCCGCCGGTCGGAGTTACCTCCGGCTTTTGGTTGGTCGCCGTACTGCCGAGTAAACGGATCGGGAATGAAACAAGGCGGGGCGGTCGCCGCTTTGCCATGCAAGAAGCGTCCTCCCGACCGTAGCAGGACACCGTCGTGGTGTGTCGCCCTTTTGGCAGGGCGGCTATGAATTTACCGAGGATTTCTCTCGGACGGTTGCGTTCTCCTTCTCATAATTTTGAATGTTTTCACCCTGTCATACGTGGTTACTTGAATTATGAAAATCGCGGGCAGACCCCATTCGTGTTGGCTGCGTTGTTGCCGTTGTTGTTGACGTTGCCGTTGTTGTTGACATTGCAGAAGTTCGTCGCGTTCGTGACGGACGCGCCGCGAAGCCAGAAGTTGTAAGCTGCGAACCTTTGTTAGAACGCCACCGTTTTTCTCCTTTCACTTGAGATTTTTGTACCGTTCCGCGTCCGCTGCCTTCAAGCCTTCCAGCAGCTTCAGCTCCTTGTCAATCAGTCCCGCCCATTCGTCCATCTCGTTTTCGCTGTAATCTTGAATTACCCAGAGAGCCAGCAGCGGTCTTTGCAGACCGTTGAGGCTGTCGATTGCTGACTGAATGTGCGCCGCTCTCACGGCTGCCTCTGCCTTCGTCTCTGGTATCTTGTGGTTTGCCAGAATGATTTCACAGAGGGCGGTGTTGATAAAGTCTGCGATGCGGTCGCTGATCGTGTCCTTGCAGTGATTCGGCGCGTGTCCGATCTTCGTGTAGGTGAAGCGGTGGAGTTCCGCCATCGTCTTCAAGAATTCCAGTTTTCCGATTTTGCGCTTTGGAAGTGCGACGATCATTGGCTTTGTTTCCTCCTCCCATTTCGTAACGCCCCAGATGAGTGCAAATTCACGGTTGACCATGTCCGCCCACCGCTTTGCGCTGTCCTCCTCGATGTCGAGAAGATTCCATACTGCGATGAGTGGCTTCTGCAGGCTTATGAGCTGCTGGACTGCCGCTTTGAACATTGCGAGCCGCCGATTTTGTCCCTGCGCCGTTCGGGGGTTTTGCTCGTTTGCGAGTATCACGGCGGTGGACGCTTTGTTCGTCGGGTTGTAGATTTTCGGGTTCACGAATTTTTTATAGCGGGCTGGTACTGTGTTCAGCCGGTCTTTTGTGTACCGGCAAAGCAGGAGCATCTGCCGCTCGAATTCGGAGAACGCTGTCTTTCGCTTGTTTTTGAGTACCGACATTTTTTCTCCTTTCTCCCGTTTATCTGCCCCGACTCACGCGGGGCAGATATTAAGGATTGCGGCTTGCGCCTTTTAGATCGAGAAGCGCGGGCAGACCCCACCCGTGGTGGCTGCGTAGCTGCCGTAGTTGGCGACGTAGCCGCCGTAGTTGACATAGCAGAAGTTCGTCGCGTTCGTGACGGACGCGCCGCGAAGCCAGAAGTAGTAAGCTGCGAACCACGCGCCGTTCCGGCGGACATATCCACGCGAGCTTTCGCTGGTGTTGATCCAGAGGTCGCCTTCCTTGATGGTGTTGGCGGCGTTCTGTGCCGGGTCTGTTCCCGATGTGAAAATCGAGTAGCCTTCCGGCAGCGCATAGCCCTGGAATTTGATTCGCGTCTGGTTGTTCGTGAAGAAGGTCACCCATTCGCCTTCATAAAGCCACGGCTCGGCGTTGTTGCCCTGCATTTCGTTGTAGGACGGTACCCAGAGGTACGCCGTGAACGCCTGCACGTTTCCGTTTGTGCCGTCGACGTACTGGTTGCCCTTGACGGTGCAGTTCTTCATCATCAGTCGCCATTCCTGCGGGAATGCTTTGTAGAGACGGTTCTGCATCCATGTGTAAAGCGGCATTGCGGAGAAGCCTCCGGCGTTGCTGCCGGTGGTGTTCATCTGCTTGAGCCGCTCCAAAAGGGACGCGCAGATGAAGTCCACGCTGGTCTTCTGGATACTGTTGTTTGCGAGGTAATATGCGCCGAAGTTGCCGACTTCGAAGATGTAGGTTTCGCGCGGCCAGCTCACGATCTTGCGGCAGTCCGTGTCTCCGAGGTCGCCCTTCCAGTAACGGCAGGAGTGAATGACGCCGGTTGCAAAGTTGCCCTGCTGTCCGCCGTCGGTGACGGTCGCGCCGATGTAGAGGTGCGCGTTCGTCTGCGTGTCGATGGTCTTCGTCAGTTCCTGCGTGTCGATCTGGTCGGTGTATGCCTTAGAGCTGTAAACCACCACGTTGCGGCTGCCTGCTTTGTGCCGGATGATCATAATCTCGCGGTAGGTCGTCGCGCCGCTGTTGTAGCTGTTGGTCGACCACTGAATGGAGGGTCCGCCGTTGTACTTGACCTTGAAGCCCATATACCCGTCTTCCTGCAGGCAGCAGAGAGCGGTCTGTTCGCTGGTCTTTTCGCTGAATTCGAGGTCAACGACAAGCGTCCACGGATCCGCGATGCCGTTTGCGAACGGCTGGATGCCGGTGTCGATGCAGGTTGCACCGTCCAGCACCTGTTCTGTGCAGATGTCGGTGTACTCGACATTGCTATAAGCGGGGTTAAAGCCGAGCGTGATTGCCACGCGGTCTTTCAGTGAGAAGTAGTTCGCCGCGTTGCCGGACTTGATTACTGCGTTGATCTGCGCTGCGTTCATGTCCTTGAGCTGCGTTCCTGTGTTCGGGAGTTCGCCGCGTTCCCAGACCGCCCATACCTCGGTGTCGCCCTTGATGTAGCCCGTACTCTTATCCCAGCCTTTGAACAGGTAGTAGATAGCCTGCGCTTCTTCGTCTGTTCTCTCCGGCGTTTCTCCGGCGTAGATGGCTTCCGAGCCGTAGTCTACGGTCTGCGTGTCCATCACAATGCCGACGGTAGAATACCATTTGACGGTGTACTTCCTCGGTGTCTCGGTGTACTTTGCGGTGAGCGTTCTCGGCGCGATGATTGCCGTGAGGTCGCCGTCCCAGCCGTCGTATGTGTAGACCGTGCTGACCGTGCTTTCGCGCGTCGGCGCGGCTATCGTTCCGGCGGTTACCGGGTCTTCTACGTCTTCGTTTCTGTCTACATATTCGGTGTGGAGAACCGTTCCGTCGTAGTTTTTGAAGGTTACGAGGTACTGCTGCACCAGCGTCTGATACGTGATGTCGAGGTCAGTCCACGCTGCGCGGTATGCTGCCAGCTTCGCCTGCCTCATAACGGGGACATAAGCCGCGCCGGTCAATACCGACGTTTCGAGGTTGTGGTCGTTTTCGTCCAGACCTTTGAGGGCTACCAGTCGGTCGAGCAGATCGGTGTTCTGCAGCGTCCAGTTCACGCCGAGGACGCGGATTCGCGTCAGCCCTGTCGCCGTCTCGATGATGGTCTTTTCGTTGATCGTCGGGCAGTTCTCGATGCGGAGGGTTCTGAGGGCTGTATAAGCCGTCAGCGTGAGTTCTTCGAGGTCTTTCAGCGCGATTGCCGACAAACTGCTGATTGCCGGAACGTGCGCCTTTTTGATTTTGCCGCCTCGCGCGAATGATACGCCGGTGATGCCGGAGCCTACGGCTTCGAGTGTCTGAAGCGCACCGCAGCCGGTAAGGTCGAGACCTTGCACGATGTTCGGGCAGTTTCGAATGTCGAGGCTTTCCAGCAGCGTGTTGTTGCCGACCGTGATTACTTCGGCGTTCGTGTTGCTGTAGCCGGTCGTGCCGTCGCCCAGCTTGAGGGAGCGGAGTTTCTTTGCGGCCGCGACGTTGAAGTAGCCGACATAAAGCGGCGCAAGGTCGCCGACGCTGACGATGTTCGATGCGCTGTAGATGTAGATTTCGGTGTCGTTCAGCGTATCAATCGGGCAGGTCAGCTCGTATGCGGTATTCCGCTTCGCTCTCTGGCTGACGATTCCAGAGCCGGAGTGCAGGATGATGTACATATCGGCGTATGGCGTGATCGTGATCTTGCTGCTCGGTGCCACGCCCTGCCATGTTGACGGGGTGTAGGCTCTGAACGTGATCGTGTCGCTCGTTGCCTTTGAGCCTCTGTACTTCGACGCGATGTACTTCTCTTGGTAAATCTCAAACTGTCGCCGCTGGTCTTCCTTCGTACCGAGCAGCATCTTGAGGTACGCATTTGCGCCGCTGTTCGTGAAGGGCTGGATGTATTTCTTATACATATCCTCCATGACGAGGGCTTCGGGACGGGGCGACTGGTGCGCCTTGTACTTGGCGAGGATTCGCTCTGCGTCCCACGCGCCTTTGGATTCCAGCTTGATGTACATCTCGCGCAGGTCGTTATACATGAGGTCTCTGATGTTGCACCAGAGGACGGAGCTGGAGGCGTTGAATACATCCTTCGAGCCGATCTGGTCGGTGTCTTCCAGACCGTAGGTCAGCGTCAGACCGCCCTCGTTGTCGTTTCCGTCTGCGGTGTCGTTATCGTAGTCCTTTGTGAAGTCCCAATGGATACCGTCGTCGGTGCTGATGAAGCAGTTCTTCGCGCGGTTATCGACCAGCGCGTGTCTCTCGGTGAAGAGGTAATGGAAGAGGAGGCTGTCCTTGATGAAGTAGTCCTCCAGCTCTGCGACGAATTTTGCGCCACGGTATGCCGCCGTGTCCTTCGTGTAAGCTACGCCGCCGTAGGTCTTTGTTTCCGGCAGATTCGCGTCGGTTGCCGCTGTCCTGTCGGTCGATACCACCCACGACAAAACGCGCTGAAACGCCGCTTTCAGAGCGTCAGAGCCGCCGTCTGGATATCTGAATTCAAAGGAGCTGTCGCCGTCCCACGCCTCGGTGGAGAGATCATCGCTCTTGAAGAGGCACTGGTTGTTCGTGTTGTTACTGATTTCGATGCAGCATTGGTTCGGATTGTCCTGCTGTCCGAATACTTCGAGGTTCTTCTTGGAGTTGTTCCAGTCGCCGCAGCCGTAGAGCATCGTTTCGCCGGGGGCGAGGGTTCTCGCGCTGACGGTGATTGTCTCGTCGCTGGTGTTGGTGAAGAAGACCACGCAGGGGTGACCTTCCATTGTGTCTCTGACCTTCGGGTTTGCCACTCTGGCGGGGTTGAGATACGGCTGGAAGTTGTTGTATTCGTCCTGCATGACGATGTTGTTCGCGTTCTCCGAGCTTGCGACGTTCAGCTTAATGTTGAAGTATTTCGCGGGGATGGAGTTGTCGGTCATGGCGTAGCTCGTCATGTCGTTTCCGTCCCCGTCCTGCCACATTGTCGCTTTTTTAAAGTCGACGTCGAGGTTGTATGCGGCTTCTCCATACTGCGCGGAGGATGTACCCTGCACCTTGAAACTGATACCCTCTGCGACGAATGTGTGAGTTGCGCCGCCACTCTTGAGGGTGTGCTTGATCTTGCCCACGACGGGGTCTTTTTTGCCGGTGGTCATTCTCGGACCCTCGATTTCCACTACGCGGAGGTCGGGATTTGCGTTGATCAGCTTCTGAATGTCGATATTGCCGTTCTGATCGTAGATGTTGTTGCGCTGGTAGCGGTCGAGCATTTCTTCCGCATCCGGCGCGTCTGCGATCCAGTTTTCGTGTACCTCGTTCTTGGTGAGGCTGTTGCTGTACGCCTTGACGCGGTAGAGCCAGACGTCGCAGTCGTTCGAGCCGAATTTCAGCTTCGCTGGAGTATCCTGCGTGAAGTTGTCGTTTGCCTCGTAGATTGCCACTCTGGACGGAATGCCTTCAAGCCACAGCATCATGATTCTGTCTGCGCTGTCCGGCTCGATGTTGATATCCATTTCGATGCGGCTGTCCTCACAATACTGCGCGTCCATTGTGGTCTGCTCGGAGGATACCGTCGCCTTCTGCGCCTGCAGTTTGATACCGATTCCATCCGCAAGGCAGGAACCGATTTCCGCGTCGTAGTTCCGGCAGTTCGTCGCTTTGAAAATGAGTTTGAGTTCCTTGCCGTTTCTCATCGCGTCGTCTGCAAAAACAGAGCGGTCAAAGGTTACGCTGGTGCCGCACTTGATGCAGAGGTACGTGCCGCCCTGCTCATCGGTCTTGAAGCCACCGTTTTCCCAGTCGAAATTGTCCGAGAAGGTCAGCGGGTGGTTCGTTCCGTTCCCGTCGGTATAACCGAAGGACGCACGGTCGGTGTCGTTGTTGGTGTGTCCCTGCGGATTAAGGTCGAGTGTCAGCCCTGTGGTGATAGGCTCGATGTCGACGCCGCTGGACGCCACCTGCAGGGTGATTGTCTTCACGACGGATCCGCAGGTGATTGTCAACGTGTCCGTGCCTGCCGTGTCCGCTTTGTAGTTCCACGTCTGGCGTGTTCTGTCCACGGTCTGGGTTGATACCACTACGCCGTTTACTGCCAGCGTAATGCTCGCGGTGAGGCTTGCAGGGTTATAAACCTGGTACGGGATTGCGACGGTGCTGTACTGTGTCGCGCTGCCGGTGAAGCTGCAGGCGATGATCGGCGTGGTGTTTCCGGCTTCTGCCCAGATGATGTCGTATTCCAGCGTGTTGCTGGTTACGCTTACGCCGTCGACGGTCGCCGTGGCATAAACCTTGAGGCGGTGCGCTCCGTGGCTCTGTGCGGGGATTGACTGCGTCTGCTGCCTGCCGGAAGCGGTAACGGTCGCCGTGGCGATTTCCTCGTTGTCGATCAAGAAGTGGATTGTCTTCTCGATGTTGTTGCCGATGGGCGTGTAGCGGAAGACCAGCGGACCCGTGTTGATGGCGGTGTCGTCGATTGTCGCGCTGATGGAAAGCGCGACGGCGTTGACCGTCCACGTCTTCGTGCCATAGTTGTCGTCTTCGTCCGTTACCTTCACCTTGACCTTGTTCGTGCCTTCGGAAAGATACGAGCCGATGTCTATGGTGTGGTTACCCTGCGTGATGTTCTTCGCCAGCACGGTCTGGTTGTTGATGATGATTTCGAGTGCGCCGGAGGAGTTCGTGAATTCTCCCGCGCTGTCGTAGTCGTAATAGCTGAAGCTGATGTTCACCGATTCGCCGTGCGCAACGGTGAGCGATGCCGAGCCGGTGAGGTTCTCCAGTTTGACGACTGTGCTTGTTCCGCCGGATCCTCCGCCGCCACCAATGAAGCAGGGGTCTACCACGTCCTCGCCGTTCATGGTGATGTGCAGGTAGCCGCTGCTCTGGTCGTAGGAGATGGCATCGAAAGCCAGACCGCCGCTCTTGATCTCGATGTCTGTGGAGGTATCGTCCCAGAATGTGATTCTGATGCCGGTCTCGATGGTGTCCACGCTCTTGACAAGGTCGGGGTACATCGCTTCGATGTCGTCCGCCGTTTTGTAGCCCTCGTTGATGCCGTTGTCCCTCAATGCCTTAATGAAGGCAGCGAGAGTCGCTCTGCGGAGCGATTCTTTCGTCGCTCCGCCTGCGGTTTCCGGCTGGGTTACGAGTACGCTGGCGTTGTTTTTTACGCTTTCCGTACTCTGTTTGTCTGTGATTTTTACTGTTGCCATGTCTGCCTCCTTATCTGAACGCGATGTAGCGATAAGTCTCGCCGCTCTTGTTCGTTGCGATTTTGTTGTTTGCGACATACGAGACATAGAAGCCGTTCGTGGTAATCATCATAGCGGTGTGGTTGTTGTCCCACGAGGTTTCGTGGCTCGGTGCCGTGCAGTTACGGGATCGCAGACCGTATGTGCCGACGCAAAGCCCGCCGCATACGCCGTCGATGTCGTCGCCCACCATTCCGCGCCCGTTGCAGACGAAAACGGCGGAAGGTGTGAATTCGAGGGAAATCAACCGCTTGACCGATCCTGTGCCGCTGTAAACGCCGAATACGGGGACGGAGAAGTGCGACCCCAGCTTCGCGGCGAGTTCTGTCATGCTCTGTACTCCCGTGCCGCCTCGTTCGGGTCCGATGATGCCGGTTGTGATGTCCGAGGCTTTATGCTGGTGGCTCTTTTCCGCTGCTTTGATTTTCTCCGGCGTGATTCCGTGCGGATTCTCCGCCTTGAGGTGGATGATGAGGTTGCTGATCGCCTTCTTCAGCTTTCCGAAAACGACGGAGGTTTTATCTCCGGCTTCCGGCTCTGTGAGAGCGTCGGCGGTGTCGTAGCTCACGACCGTATCTTCCGGCGATGTGTTCGAGACGTTACCCAGACCGATCTGTTCTGCAGTCACGCCGTGCGGGTTCTTGAAGTCTCGCTTGTGGTCTTCGAGGGCTGCTCTGGTTGCGTAAAGCGTACCCTCTCCGATTACCGCGCTAACGTTCTCCGCATCGCCCACCATGACCAGCAGGGTGAGGTTTACGCCGAGCGTCTTTCCGCAGTCGTTGGCGGGGATGAATTCGTACTCGTCGCCGGTGTGGCAGTAGGCGTACAGAAGTTCTTTCCCGTCCTCGTTCGTTGCGAAGATGCCAGTTTCAGCCCAGTTAAAGCTGGACGTCACCTCGCTGTTGTCAAAGCTGCCGGTGATGCTCACGTAGTTCGAGCCTTTGGTCATGTCGGTGATTTCGATTGTGAGGATCGGGTTGACGAGGTCTGTCAGCGCGTCCTGCGTCGCCGGTGCTGATGCTCCGACCGAGAATGTGGTGTAGTTGCGATTCCATTGTGTGCCGGTGTACTCGTAGAGCGAGTTGTCGCCGGTGCTGAACCACCACGCGCCTGCGCTCGGCTTTTCGGGTGCTGTCTCGGCGTAGGTGAAGGTCTTTTCTGTGTCCTGCACCCAGCCGGTCGAGTATTCCTTGAGCTTGGCGTTGGTCGTGTCGTACCACAGGTCGAAGTCGTAGGCTCTCGCCGGTGCTGTGGCTGCGTATGTGAAGGTGTCGCCCGTGTCGCGCTGCCAGAGCTTCCCGTATTCGTAGAGGATGCTGTTTGCGGTATCAAACCACCAGCTTCCGTCTGCGGGCGAGGTGGGTTCTGCGGATCCGTAGCTGAACGCTTGCTCGTTGTCGGGATTCCAGCCGTCGCCATATACGTGAAGGCTTGTGTCGTACCACCAGTCGCCCACATTCGGGGTTGCCGGTGCGGTTGTGCCGTAGTTGAAGGTGTGCGTCGTGTCCTCCTGCCAGCCGAGTGCATATTCCATCAGCTTGCTGTTCGTGGTGTCGTACCACCAGTCACCGCTTGTGGGGCTTTCCGGCGCGGTGCTTGCGTAGGTGAACGGCTGCGCGTCTGCCTGCCATGTGAGCGAGTATGCTTTGAGCTGGCTGGCTGTACTGTCATACCACCAGTTGCCGACCGTAGGTGTTTCCGGCGCGGTCTCGCCGTAATAGAACGCCTGCGCGTCCGCCTGCCACTCTGCGCCGTCGTATTTCTTCAGCGCAGTATTCGTGGTGTCGTACCAGTAATCGCCGCTTGCAGGGCTTTCTGGGGCTTCTGCGGCGCAAGTGATATTTACGCCCGTTTTCTGCGTCCACGCCGCTGTGCATTTCTTCAGCGCGGAGTTCTCTGTATCGTACCAGAGGTCGCCCACCGAAGGTGAAGCGGGGGAAGTCGTCGCACAGGTCAATGCTACGCCCGTTTTTTCGCCCCATACAAGGGCGCAAATGTTCAGCTTGGTATTTGCCGTGTCATACCAATAAACGCCCGCTGACGGCGACGCTGGCGCGTTCTGGGCGCACGTGATGGTGATGTCCGTCTTGCTGTTCCACTTATGCCCGTAGGTATAGAGCGTCTCGTTTGCGGTGTCGTACCAATAGTCGCCCTGCTGTGGATTGTCCGGCTGCGTTGTCGCGCAGGTGATTGTCTGGGGGCTGACCTTCCAGCCGTCGCCGTAGTAGTAGAGCGTTTCCGTGTCCGTCTTGTACCAGAGGTCGTTATCTGACGGGTTTGTGGGTGCTTCTTCGGCTGCGGTGAACGGTCGGGAGCAATCATTCCATTGCTCGCTGTAACGGTTCAGCACGAGGTTGTCGGTGTCGTACCAATAGTCGCCGGACTGTGGTTCGTCTGGTGCGGCACCGTTCCCGATTTTAATTTTCGAGAAATTGAGCGGACTGCCGGAAAGCGCGGCAATCAGTAAACCTCGCCCTGCGTCTGTGAGTTGAGGTATTAAGCTCATGTTGTTCTTGATTCCTCCTTTCGGTTATTCGACGAAGATGTTCATGTTTTCGTCTGCCAGCGCGTTGCCGTTTTCATCTACCAGCCATATCGCATCGCTTACGCCGCGCTTGTCGTAATCGGTGAAGGTGATCGTTTTCACTTCGTGCATGGCTGCGCCGAAGTAAAGGCGAAGTGTCCCTTTCCGCGGTAGCTCGATTGAGTAGGCGAGGTGGGACGGCTTGACGGTGTTTACCTTTGTAATCACCGCCACATAGTCCACCAGTTTGTTGCCCTCTCCGATCTGCACCTTGAAGCGGTAGTTCGGGTTGTCCTCGGTAACGGTTACCTGTCTGCCGGTGAGTTCTTCGAGCAGGTCTTCCAGCGTCGCCGGAGTGAGGGACTGCTGCTTGCCGCGCTTTGCTATAACCGCTGCGCGTCTGGCTTCGAGGTCTTTTGCTTCGTCCGGCTCTATGCCGTACCTCTGTTCCCAGTAGCGCATTCCCCACGTGCAATGTTCAACAAAGCATTGCATTCGGAGACTTTCCACGAGCGTCCTCGCCGTGTCCCACTCCATGCCCATGACTTCAAAGAGCCATTTTCCGACATACGAGTTTTCATAAATCGGGGAGACGCGGCTCATCATTCGCTTGGCGGCTTCGCTTTTCGGGAAGTTTTCAATGTCGAATTTATCAGCCATCGCTCTCACCGCCCTCGAACAGCTCCGCCGTTGTGTCTATTACGCCTTCGGTCTGAAGCGATCCGAGAGTTGGATACTCGTCTTTTGCGACCGCTATGCTGTTGAATTTGCTGTCGTTGATGAGTAACGTGTCGTAGTCCGCCACGCCGTCTGTGCCGATGATCGTCGAGCCGATCTTGTTCCGCTTGATTGCTCCGGCTTCTCTGGCTTGGTCGAAGTAGGCATTCAGCCGCGTCTTAATCGCTGCTATCACCGTTGCGTGGTTTGCTCCGCGTTCGAAGGTGATATTGCAGGCGACGTTGATCTTTGTTTCTGTCGGTGCCACGATAGTGACCGTCGCTCCGATAGGTGCCTTTCGGCTGTCCCGGTCGTCCGGCGATACGATATAGTCGAGAACGTCTCCCACGGTCTTGGCGTTTGCAGGCTGCCCGTTCGCGTCGAAAACGACGACCTTGACGGTTCCTGCGCCGTCCCATTCTGGTATGACGATTACCTCTCCCACGCCCTCGACCTCCTTCGCCCACCGCTTGTAGTCTGCGTCGCAGCCGACAAATGAAGCGTCAGCCGATTCGAGCCGCTCCTTGATGCGCTGCCGGAGTGCGTCATCTTCTTCCTCCGCCGCACCGCCGGTGATTGCGTTGCTGTTAGTGATGCGGTTGATTCCGATAATGGTCGGCGACGCCATAATGACGATAGTGTCTGCTGCCACGTTTCCGCCGGTTCCTGCTTCGGTAGCCTGCACAGGAATGTCGACCGTTCCGTCTGTGCTGATGGCTGCTTCCTCAAGCGTGGAGAAGGTGATCGCGGCGTTATCGCCGGAGGCTGGAACGGCAAAGAGGAAACCTGCAGGGATTACCGTGTTCGGCGAGCCGGTAACGGTTACCGTGCCGGACGCATAACTTGCGCCCTTTCTTTCCATTCCGTAGCCTGCTGCGTGGTAGTCGAGGTAGATTCCGTAGGAAAACATATAATGCATGATCTTCGCGGTCTCCATGAGGTTGAATTCCAGCAGCTCCGCCTTTTCGAGTGCTGCTGGCTTCGTGAAGTCCCACGGAAAGCCGCCTTCTGTATCGTCGATGTCTTCCGGGAGGCTCTGCATCATTCTGGCGTGTATTGTTTCCGCGTCCTGGTCTTCCAGCCACGACGGCGGGACGAATTGTGTTATATCTGCCATTTTTGCGCCTCCTTAATTTGAGTTTTGATAGAGGACACTGATGGTCGTCTGCTCCCACTCTTTGCCCTTGACCGTGAACGTGAGCCGCAGTTCGTCTGCGCTCCACGTGAATTCAAAGTCTCGGACGTACTCCGTGTGGGTGTTGACCATAAGTGCCTCTGTGATGGTTTTTTCGAGTGCTGATTCCACGGCGGCACGGTCGCTTTCTGCAAGGGCAGCCTCGCCCTCGATTCCGATGTCGGTCGAGTATGCGAGGAATGCGTCGCGCTCGGTCATTACAGCCTTGCGGCACCATTGCATATAGGCTTCTTTGCCGGTGGAGGGGGTCATTCGGTAGGCACCATCGAGCCGGAAGTCTCCCGCTTCAAAATCGAAGAAAACGCTCGGCTTGTATCGCCGGTTTTCCACCTGCGTCGGCTCTGCGATCTCCGGCACATCGAAAACAGGAAAGAGATTTTTTTCTGCCATGTGTGCCTCCTTATCCGATGTCTGTCGCCGGTCTGATGATGTCCAGCACGACCGCATCATGCTGGACCCACGCCACGAGGACGCGGTCGCCCGGTTTCAGCCATCTCATCTTTTCGGGAATAAGTACGCCGTGGACGTGTGGGGCTTCGTTTTTGTGTTCGTGCTTGCCGTCGCCCGTCACGTGTTCGTCGTGTGCGCCGCTCATTCCGTGGCTATGCGTACCGTCTCCCTTTCTTCCTGCAGACGGTGTCTGCGTCAACCACGCGCCGGTGTCGCCGAGCGTCAGTTGCCGCAGAACGAGGTAGTCCGTCTTCGGGATTGCTATGGGATAGGTGTTTGTAAGGAGGCTATAATCGTTCTGGATCACGCCGAAGTCAAGCACGAGGTCGCTGTTCGCGTTCTCGCTGTCCTTGATTCTGCCGTGTAGCACCCTTGCGAGGTGGTTCATTCCTTCGTCCATGCGTTCCTCCTTTAGCTGACGGTGTTTTCGTCTACCCAGCCATAGACGTTGCTGTTCCCTCCGACACCGCTTTTGTAAACGCCGCCGATGAGGGCATATTTGTGCTTGCCGTTCTTGTTGATGTTCTGTATCCACGCCTTTCCGGCGGTTCGCAATCCTCCGCGCGGGCTGGTATCCATAGACGTGTAGTAGTGGTATCCTCCGTTGAACGTCACGATGTCGCCGACCTTGTAGTCCTTCGACGCTGCCGCTGCAGGTGCCTCTGTGACCTTGTCGGTTTCCTCTTTGAATTTTTCGACGCCCACCGTCATTGTCCGGCTGCCTGCATCGTGGCTGATCGAGATAACTGTCGCATAGCCCGTGTAGACCCTGCTTGTGATCTTGATTTTGTCGCCCTTACGGATTGTCGGAATGTCGGGGGCTTTGAGGTTCATCGTTACGGTCGGCTCTCCTTCGTTTTCGAGGATTTCCTTTGCGGCCGCAGTTGCTGTTGCCAGCGTGTCGTCTTTGTCTCTGACATAGATTTTCTGGCGTTTGCCGTACTCGGTCTTGCCATTGATTACGGCTTCCACCGCTTGCCGCTTGTCTTCGTCCTCGGTGGCTACGACCTTGACGACCGTCACCATTTCGGACGTGGAGAGTTTATACTTGACCATTTCGAGGTTATTGGCTTCCTCGAAGCAGTAGATTGTTTCGTTACCTGCTCTGGGAATGACCGAGACCTTTCCTTTGCTGGCTCGGACGATGCACCGCCGTGCGCCGTGCTTGTGCGCCGTTTCCAGCAGTTCGAGGATGATGTCGGAGAGATACTGGTTCTTGAACGTCGTCTTTGCGTTGGCGACGGTGGGTCCGTCGTATTTCTCCACGGAGATGCCCCAGTCGTCAAATATTCCCGTGAGGGCGGTCTTGGTTGAAACGCCCGCGCTGATGTAGCGGTTGTCTTGGCTCGCCTGCAGGTCGAAAAGTTCATCATAAGCCGTGAGGTCGATTTCGTCCGTTGTGCCGCTCTGTGTCGGTGTCCAGTCGGTTATCTTTCCTCTTGCCACTTCGTCCGTCTTTCCGCCCATTTCGGCTTTGACGATGATGTAGCAGTTCGGCTTTGCGAGGCTCGACACTCTGTTGCCCTTGTGTATGATGTTTGCGAGAGTGAGGGAGACCCGCTGCGCGAGTTCTCCCTCGTTTTCCTCCCAGTTCAAGCCGGACGCTATGTCCGTGATGTCGAGCTGCTCGCCGTTCTCGCGCAGAAGGAAAACCTTGTAGGCTATTTTGCTTACGTCTACCATCGGTTCGCCTCCTTAATACGGCAGTAGGAGAACCTGTCCCGGATAGATCAGATTCGGGTTTCTGATTTTGTTTCGGTTGAGGTTGTATATCTCCGTGTACCGTGCGCCGCTTCCGAGCTTCGCTTTGGCGATGTTCCAGAGGCAGTCGCCCTTGCGGACGGTGTATGTCTTGGTCTGCTCGGAGTTGGTGTTGGTGTTCGTCTTGGCGGTTGCCGGTCGGCTTCCGCTTGAGATGTTGCTGCTCTTGTTGCTTTGCGTGGTCTTGGCTTCGACAATGGTGAGAACCGTCACGTCCTTCGCCTCAATGAATTCGATGCTGTAGTCGAAATTGCCGACGCCGCCGGTCGGGGTGTAGTCGAATGACTTCAAGTAAACCGCCACGTTCAGCGGGGTTTCTGTGAGCATGAGCGTCAGCTTCGTGTGGTTCTTGCGCCACTTTTCGATGCAGGCGACCATCTCTTTCGGTGTGTGATATAGGTGCTGTTTGATGAACGGCATCTTCCTCATGCCCTCTCCGGGGAGAGTGCCTTTCCATGAATAGGATTTGAGCTTCTGACCGTTCGGCATCTTCACCTCGCCACGGTTGATGAAGTTGTAGGAGATGAAGTTGCCGGTGGTCTTGGCTTTTACCTCGTCTGGAAGCAGGCAGAAGGAAAGCCGCCATCCTGTGTCTTTCTCTGTTAGGTATAAGTCCATAGGTTACGCACTTCCTTTCACGGGCATATTGGCGAATATCCGCGCCAGCTTCTCCGCCAGCTCGTCGCCGATGTCGTCTACCATTTCGCGGATTCGCGCTTTGATGAGGCGGACGATGCTTTCCTCGTCCATTCCGCTTGTGCCTTCGAGAATGAATTCGGGGTTGATCTCCAGCTTGATGTCAAAGTGGTTTCCGCCTGCGCCGGTGGTCACGGTCTCGCTGGTGAGCGTAGATGTGTCGCCGACAATGTCGCCGTCAGCATACGGCTGAACGCCGAGGTACTGTCCTGCCTTCATCCAGAGGTCAAGCCCTCTTGCGCTCTTGCTCGGTGATAGCGGGATGATTGCTTCGGGTCCTTGCTCTGCGACCATTCCGACGTGCGGGGAGTTCATAATGCCGCCCCACGCGTGCTTGCCGGTCGCGTCGCTGTAGCCTGCGCCGAATGCGCCCTTTACCTTTGCCCATACGTCACCGAACCAGTCGCCGATACTGCTGAACCAGCCGCTGATGCTGTTCCAGATGTTCGCTGCAAGGTTCGGGATAGCTTCGGTGAAGAGCTTCTTCACGCCGTTCCAAACCTCGGAGAAGAAGTTCGGGATCGTCTGCGTGAAAAACGGCACAATGTTGTTATTCCAGATGTTGCTTGCCCACGTCGGCAGCGTGTCGGTGAAGAAGGTCTTGATCGCCGTCCAGATGCCCACGAAGAACGCCGGAATGTCCTCTGTAAAGAACGGGACTATGTTGTTGTTCCACGTGTTCGATGCCCATGTGGGGAGCGTGTCTGTGAAGAACGTCACGAGGCTATCCCACAGTCCTGTGAAGAATTCGGGAATGCTTTCCGTGAAGAATGGGACGATATGGTTGTTCCATACGTCGCTCGCCCATGTTGGCAGGGTATCCGTGAAGAACGTCGAGATTGCATCCCAGATGTTGCTGAAAAATTCGGGGATGTCTTCGGTGAAAAATGGCACGATGTGATCGTTCCAGATTCCACTTGCCCACGTTGGGAGTGTGTCGGTGAAAAATGTCGATATTCCGTCCCATAAATCCGTGAAGAAGTCGGGGACTGTCTGGGTGAAGAATACCTCAATCTTTCCGCAGGCGTAACCGATGGCGTATGGCACGTCTTCAGTGAAGAAGTTTCCGATTGCCGACCACATTTCGTCCCACTTTTCGGGGATTGTCTCGGTGAAGAAGGTCGAGACCTTCTCCTTCAAGCCGCCCCACCATTGCGGTATTGTGGTTGTGAAGAAGTTTCCGATGCTGCCCCAGAAGCTGTTCCATCCCTTCGGGATTGTCTCTCCGAAGAATTTTCCGAGGTCTTCCTTGAAAAACTTCTTTGTTGCCTGCCATGCGTTGTTCAGCCAGCCGCCTTCGTCAGAACCGTCCGACAGGGCTTTGCCTGCGCGTCTCCTCCGAGAAGTGCGCCGATACCGCCCACGCCTGCGCCGACCAGTGCGCCGATGGCTGTTCCGAGTCCGGGGACTACCGAGCCGATTCCTGCGCCGACTGCCGCACCTGCGCCGACCATTCCGGCTTTTGTGCCGGACTTCCAGTATTCGTCCTGTGCGCCCTTCTTGTCGCCTTCTTTGCTCTTGCCGATGCCTTTGAAAAGGCGGGCTATGACCCGTCCTATGCCAAGGTCACGGTGTCGAACCGCCCCGACCTTTGCCAGTTTCAGTGCAA